AACTCTCCTCACGCTTTCATAATGTTTTATATTTTAAATATTTGCACAATTTACAAAAATTTTTTTCACTTATAAATGAAAAAGTCTACAGTTTTAAGAATTGGATTTTTAAAAATTAAATACATATTTTCTAAAATGGAATTTAATTTATTTAAACCGAGTCTATGGTATCTATCATTGAACATTAAAATGGTTTGTTCATCATAAGGTCTAAAAACAGGCGGCTCCACTTTATTTTTTTTTGCTATATAATCAGTTTTTTTGATTACTTCCTATCATCCAACAAAAATTGACAATTTTTGAATTAAATTGATCTTCATAATCATCATTTATTTTATAAAAACTTCTTAATCTATCTTCCAAACGTACTAAATTTGGCACTAACATATATTGATTATCTTTATTGTAGCTGCATATTAACTGACAAAAAATACCGGACATGGATGATTGTAAGTATGTGCTTCTCATATTATGGTACAATTGTGTGTATTTGCTCAAAGCTCTTAAAGTTGACTCTTTTTGTTTAGGCATTACAGCTAATAAATCATCACCTAACATCATCACCATTTTAAAATCAACATTTGATAAAAATTCACTGTAAGTTCTCATGTTATTAATAATATTACCAAATCCAACAGTTGTTTGTCCTGTATGCCTCATTGGCGGTAAAGAAGTTTTAAAATATCTGGTTGAAATATATGTATCTTTGTGCTGTGACATGTAAGTATCAATTAAATTTTTTTCACCACCTAAAACATTTTTGTACATTATTGTTTCAAATTCTAATGAATGTTGATCCGTTTGTCTATCTTGTTTACTCAAATCACTTTCAAAAAAACTATCATTATGTTCATGTTTAAATGTTCCTATTTTGGCATTTAGTTGATTTAAATCGTAACCTTCAGCATAAATTACGTTACTTTTTAAAATTCTTTTAAAACGATTTTTCAAAATACTGAAATAAGGTGCAAATAAAACTGTCATTGCATAAGGGTTCCACAAAACTAACCTATTTAAAATGTCATTGTAATCAGAATAAATATCACCTTTGGTTATGTTTTCTTGTTTTTCATAAATATTAATCCTATTTAAAATGAAATCTTTGTCTTGTGTGATCAATTTTTTCATTGATAAATTAATTCTAGTAACGTCTCTTCCAATAAACCATTCCTCCATTATTTCTGTGTTTAATGTTACTTTATTTTCATTATATAACTTAATTAATGGTCCACTCTCTCTATTAAAATAAGCTTTTTTAAAAATATTTAATTGTGATTCATGTGGTATTAAAAATGTTCTTAATTTTTCTCTTAAAAGCAGTTTTTCATTAAAAGCTCTCATCGTAGAAGAATATTGACCAAAATTTCCAGGTCGGCTAATGGTTGGTTCATAATTTAAATATCCTACTTTTATATTTTTTTCTTCATAATCACCTTCATTAATTCTCACTTTTTTTCAGGTTTATTAGGATAAACTATTACTTCACAAGCTTGTGTGTTTTCATAAAAATGTATATCTAAAATGGATTGTTCTTCATTCACATTTCCCAAAAATAAATGATCTATATTAGTGTCTTTTTTAATAATTCTATTATTAAAAGTTTTGATTATTATGGATAACAAATTTTCTTTTAAAATAAATTCATCTGTGTTAAAGTTCAATTGTTTTATTTTTCTGTTTATGTAATTATGCAAATTAATTTCCTTTATTGTTTTGTCACTATGTGTGGTAGTTCTTTTAATATTTTTTATTAAATTTCTATTAATTAATTTATTTTCTTTGTTAAGGAAAAATTTAATTATATCTGTAATTGGTTGTTGTTTCAAATTTTCAATTTCATTTTCATAAAGATTTTCAGTTTTATTTAAAATGTACAATGTCATTCTTTTTTTAAAGTTGAGTTTGAATTTTTTAAAAGTCAGAAGATTTTTGTAACTGTCAGCAGTTAATTCACTGTATGTTTTAAAAAGTTTGCGAATGTTTTTATCATTAATTAAATCATTATATTTATTCAAAATATAATTGTTTCTCATGAATTTATAACCTCTTTCAAATTGTTTATTCTTATTATTAATTACTGACACGTAAATGCTTGGATTAATTAGCCACATATCATCTATTATATCCAAACATGGGATAAATATTATTCTTTCTTTTCCAAATTTAAGTTCATTGGTTAATAATTTTTTATATTCAGTAATGGTGATGTTTTCAAATTGTTGAGGTGGATTTATGGCATGTTTTAAATTTAAAACATTTAATGGATTGTTTAAATCATCAATGTCCAATATAGCATGTTCAGGAAATTTTTTAATGAAAGTGCTTTTACCAAAACCAGCATTGGCCACCACAATCAATTTAATATTATCATAAACTTGCATGTTTGATTGATCTGTATTATTAATGAAATAATCTTCTTGTGATTTCATGTCTTCAAATTGTTTTTTCATAGATACTTTAACATAATTAATAATTGATCCTTCTATACTGACATGTTCAGTTGGAAAGATTAATTCATTCATAATATAAATATTGTCTAAAACTTCATAACTTAATATTTCTTTGGAATGTGAATCTTCGTAACCTAAAAATCTGTTTAGTAAACTGCTAAATTTTATTCCAGAATTTTTATTGTCAGTAAGAATTTTCCTTTTTTCTCTTATGAAAAAATCTCTACATAAAGTGAGTTGTATTTCTGACATTATTTCTTCTCTATCTATTTTTTTAAGTAATATGAAAATGTTTAAAAGATTTTCATCTATTCTTGTTAAATAAACTTTTTTAATGAGATTTTTAATAGCTTCAGTTGGTTCAGTTAATTGTTTATTCACCATTTCAACATATATTGATTTAAAACTATCAAAATCAAAATAAATGTCAAACAGTAATGTTGTTTCATCACTTAACATTTTATATTTCCAATAAAATTCTATTAAATTATTCAAAAAAATATTATTTGTTGAATTATTATCATGACTATTAATTTCACAGTAATTTAATAAATTCAAATGATCTGTTTCTGTCATTTTATTATTAAAATTTCTTAAAATGTGTTGAGGTTCGTATAAATTTTTGACTATTTTTGAAAATTGTTTTTTAATTTTTTCGTTTAATTCTTCCAATCTTAAAATTATTCCTAAATCAGATTCAACATAATATGATTGATTTTTGTAAGACAAATAAATTGAATGTTGAATGTTTTGATGTTGTAATGAAAATTTACAATTTAACATGTCAATATAACTTTTTCTCTTTTCTTTGAAATCTAACAAAGCTTCTTCATTGTCGTTTGGTTTTGAATTTAATTCATCATATTGTTCAATTAATTTTTGTTTTTTCTTTTCAATAAAATCATTTAATGTGAACAATTGAAAACCATGAATGACAACCAATTCACCTGATTCATATTTTTCAGACATATTCTCTTCGAAAAAATTTAAAAATTCACGATTACATTCAAATAAATTTTTTTGACTTTTTGATTCATTGTAAAATTCTAAATTTATTTGTCCATAATGACTATCTTCT